CTCTCTAATAAATTACGATGTTCAATTACGAGATCTCTATAATTTATGAAATCAGTTTCGGCGTGATGATAACTAAGATATAAAGACTGATAAAAATTAATGAAGTTACTAAACATGAGTTTATCAGTAGAATTTAAGTGTCTTTTATAGCTCTGTAAAGATTTTAATAATTCATCAATACCCCCAGAGTTGTCAATTATTGAAATAAGATTTTTTTGTAATGGGGATTGTTTGTGCATTTATAGTAATTGTTTAATAATTTAATTGAATATAAAAATACAATCATTAAAATGTATGGATAAATGTTTTTTTTAAAAAAAAAAGTATCTTTTTATAATAATATATCTTTTTTATTAAATATAAATATACAAAGATTAATGCGTTTATAAAAGTTAATAAAAGTTAAATAATAAAAAGTAAAACAAAAAGTAAAACATTGATATTAAAAGTAAGAAATTAAGTTATTGATAATCAGTTAATTAACTTTTTAAACCATTAATTTTTAGGATTCATAACCCTGAGGTCACGGGTTCAAATCCCGTTCTCGCTACATTGTAAGGATCTAAAAAACAGCGGTTTAAGAAATTTTAAATCGTTTTTTTTATGTTCAAAAATAAAAAGTACAACAAAAAGTACAACATTTTTAAAGTTAACTTTATGTCTAAAAATTACTCTATTGGTCTTTATACGGGAGGAGTCGAAATAGATAAATGGGATTCTTTGACAAAGCAAGAAAAAACGAAATCACTTAAAAAAAGCTGGTTTTTGTTTTGGAGATTCCGTAATCCAGAAACGGGAAAGCTCGAAAGACAAAAAAATCATAAAGGAGGAGTAAACTATTTAAAAAATAAAACTGATAGATTAAAAGCATTGCTTGAATTAAAAAAGGGTTTAATACTATTTATAAATAATGGACATTCTCCTTATAACAAAAAAGATGTAATTAGTTTTGGAGAAGAGCAAGAAGAAAAAATTAATTCAGTAAGTGAGGCTTTTGATCTGGCTTTAGAGCAAATTAAATTAACTGTTTCTATTAGTACATATAATGACTATAAAAAAACTGCTTTAAACTTTCAGAAATTTTTAGGAAAAGAAAACCAACGGAAAGATTTACGTCTTTTAAATAAAAAGATTGTCATTAAATACCTTAATGAAGTTTTAAAAAAGACCTCCGCCAGAACTCGCAACAATTATAAAGCAGATTTATCCGCTCTTTTTTCTGTTATGGAAAAGAAATTATTATTAATTGATTATAACTTTGTAAAGAATATAGAGAAAGAACGAACTTTAGAAAAGAGAAATAGAACATTATCGAATAAACAACTAAAAGAAATAACTGATTTTTTAAGAGAAAATGATCCTTTACTCCTATTAGTAGTAAAATTCGTTTCGTATAATTTTTTAAGACCTATTGAAGTTTGTAGGCTAAAGTTAAAAGATTTAAACTTAGATGATGCTTTATTATATTACCAAGCAAAAAACAAACCTTTAAAAACGAAACGTATTCCTTCTATATTATTGAATGATTTAAAGAAAATGAATTTAGATAATTATAATCATGATTGTAATTTAATAACTCCTTCGGGGATTCCTTCTATTTGGGATGCAACCGACCAACAAAGAAGGTCTACAATTACACGAAGATTTACCCGTTTAAAAGTAAAGATGTCAGAGGAGGGAATTAATTTAGAAAAAGGGGATAATATATATTCTTTCCGTCATTCTTATATTACTAACTTATTTAGACATTTAAGAACACAAGAAAATTTATCTTTTAATGAGGCAATAAAACAACTTATGCCGATAACGGGACATGATAGCGAGAGCGGTTTAATGAATTACATTCATAAGATTGATGCGGATATTCCGAAAGATTGGTCTGAGAAAATTGATATTGTTATTTAAGTTTACAATGTTTTTACACTAAAAAGGGATGCTCTGGTTCGCTCCGCAACGACCAAGTTTAAAAAGCTAACAGTTACACCCCTTTTAAAATAAAGTTATTTTTAAAAATTAAATAAAGTTTGGTTTTAAGTAGTTATTTAATCCTTTAAAAGACTCGTTTACAAAGCCTCTTCTCCCTAATTTAAAGTTATTCTTTATCCAATTTGAAGACGGAGAAAGTGCGGGATAGTTAAAATAAAAGAAATCATCACTTGAACACATATCAAACAACGCTTGGTGTGAGTCTCCTTTTTTAAATATAACTAAATCAGCTTTTTTATAGATTGAATTTTGTTTACAGTACTGATCTATTTTTTCAGCACCTTTTAAATCTAAGGTAGGTTTAAACCCGAATTTTAAACTCTTATCATCTTTACCATGTGAGATTATAAAACAGATATCCCCCACGTAGTAATGATTTATAAATTTTCTGTGATTGGTAACCTTTACATTTTTAAACTGTAATTCAGCTATCTGCTTAAACGCTTGGTTTACAAAGTACCCAAATGCCCCCGCATGATTATCATTACAAATATTATTAAAATGAATCTCATCGTAATAATTTATTAAACCATGTAAAATCCTTAATCTAAACTCTAAAGCATTATCGAAACTTTGTTCGTTTGTCATGTTCTGAGGCAATGAATGTCCGCCTCTGGTAGTTTGAGCGTTAAACCCATCTAACAAATCCCCTAATTCGTCTATATATAGTATAGTACTTTCTTTCTCTTCTAAAGTTTTAGAGATTATAATATCTGCAGATTTAAAAAGCTCGTCTTTATTCCAAGTATTTTGATACATTGTATTTTTATCTGCATCTGTATCCATTCCTACATGAACATCTGTAATCGTTAAAGAGTCGAAATCTTTTGTAGAGTTAAAATATGGTATTTGTTTTTGCTCAATTGGAACAATGTACTTATTAATTATTTTAGTAAAATCGAAACTATCTACAACCTTAGCAATATTTTCTTTTTTTGGTGCATATTGTACCCATTGTTGCCCCGTAGTTTTTGAAGTAGAGACCTTTATAACCTCAAAGTTTTCTGGGATACCTATTGGCTTGGCTTGTAGCTTTTCAACACTTGATAAAATATTGCCATTTTTATCAAACTTCTTTAAGGTTTCAACAAACTTTCTTTTTCTGGGTTTTATTCTTTTACTTAAAACAAGCTCCCAATCATCTTCTTTTATAACATAACGAGCGCTTGAACGCCCATACTCATTCTCTTTAACTTCTAAATTTAATAAACTTGCTTCTTTACTTGTTAATCTTTTTCTAAGCTTCAAATTTTATTTTTTAATAATTACCTTACTTGCTATCTTTTCAGCACTTCGACCAATAACATAGCCTCCGATACCTAATTGTAACAAGTTCCAGAATTCATCTTCTAATGGCGGAATAGGTAAGCTAAATAAGGGTGCAATAAATTTTACATAAATAACAATAAACCCAAAAGCTAACATTAATATAGGTCTCCAGCTTCTTTGTAACCAATTCCCATTTGCCTCTGCTAAAATTACTTCTGTTTGTAGCTTTTGTAATTGTAATTGTTGCTCTTTAAGTACTTTAAGCATTTCATTTTTTGCGTGTAAACGCTCTTCGTCAGTAGTAAATAAATTATCTATTACTTTTGATATTTCTCCGATTACTCCAGAACTAAACCAATTTAATATTTTATTCATTCCCCCATCTTACTTGAAATTGAAAGAAAAATAAAAACACATTAATCTCTGAATAATCAAATTCTTTATCTGGTTGATAAAATTGCCAACCGCACATCATAGAATTTGGTACTAATATTATTAAATTTATCTCGCTCATATTTATTTTTAAATTACCAACGTGCTTTTTTTCTTCTTACATCATAGTGAACAAAAGTTGCGTAGGCAGATAATCCCCCTTGCAATAACTCCCCTTCATTAATTAGTAAATCAATTAATTCAAATGTTTCTTGAGGTGTTACTCCTTCTATAACAATATCTGAGGCTTTTCCTAATTTATGCTGACTATTTTTCGAGCCTTTTACAACGTTATCGTTATAATCTGGACAACGATAACCGCTATTTATTTTGATTGGATTCCCTATGATATTTCTTAAAAATTGTAATTGATTTGCTAACTTCTGTATATTGTAAAAAACCTCTTCTGGCATTTCGCATCCACAATTACACGTAAATTCTGATTTACTAAAGTTCTTGCTTATCTTCAATTTTTATTTATTTTTCTCATTTCTTTTTGCCATTAAGTACCATTTATGAATAGTGTATAAAAGTACTGTAAGCGTTAAAATAATTTTTAAACCGATTTCAATTGCTGAAAAGTTTAAAGCCATGGCTATACCATTTAAACCGTATATTTTCAAATCAAGTAACTTCATTAGAATTTATATTCTTGGTAGTCTAATCCCATAAATTGGTGTACTCCTTCGCCCGTTGGTATATCTACGGATTTAGCTCCCCATCCCGTTGGATCAGTATCTAAGTCATACCAAACCGCATCAACACAATATTTTTTAGATAAAACTGCGGGATGTTCTTTGCCCTCATCATCGATATAAGCCTCTTCTAAAATGATATGCCCTAATTCTACAATAGCAAATTTGAACTTTGGAATTTTGTTCCCTTCGTCATCTTCTGTAAAAAGAGCGTTGTACTTAGTATCAAACGTTTTTTTGCTTGTAAACTCGTATTTTGCAATGTTAAATTTCATAATTTTATATATTATATTGTTGTTAATGCTTGTAATTCGCTATTTGATAATCTTGTGTTGTAAAGTTTGGTTTCGTTGTATCCAATAGATGGTATTATTAATTGACCCGTAATTTCATTCATTCCAAAACTAACTTTTGAACAAGTTGGAACTGCGTTATTACTATTTGTAAACACTTGCACTCCATTAACATAAAAAGCATAATCTCCAACGCTATAAGCCAAAGCCATCTTTAATCTTCCAGATGGCGGATTGTATGTTATGTTAAATGGTGTTCCCGCACCATTATAAACATTAATAAGATTTGAATATTGATAAATAAGTAATCTATTAGTTGCATCGCCAATGTTTCCAATAGCAATATATCTTGCTGAATTTACTTGAGTTTTTCCAGTAACATCAATAAACATAGTCCCCTCTGTTTGTCCTATAACACCATCTGGAGGAGTTTGACTACAACTTTCAGCTAACCTTGTAACTCCCGCCGATTCTCCATAATTAGGGATGTAACTTGTAGCGTAAGATTGAGCTTCTACTTGCGCTCCGAATATGTAAACACCCGAAGTTCCGTCTCCTTGATATGAAACATTATTACCTACTGATGTTTGTATAAAAAGTCTACCACCACTTCCCGCTATTGCTACTGACTTCGATGTAAAAGAACACCTAAACCAACCATTAGATAAGGTTTCGATAACACCATTTTCAGCCTCTACGCCTAAACTTATAACTCCTGTTTCTAAATTAAAAAAAGCATTTGTGTTACCTTGAAAATAGTTGTCAAGAGTTAGCCTTACTTCATTCCTCCCGTTTGGTTTAACTAATATAGAGCAATTATACTTTACAGCTAAAACGTTAAAGTTTATCTTTGCGATATCGTGAAGTCCCGTACTCGTATCTTCAACCAACTTTAAAGCACCTAAAGGAGTTTCTGCACTTGGCGAGGCGAAACCTTGTACTTCTTTGACTGAAACGTTGTCGATTGAGCCAGTGAAACTGTTGGCAGTTATATAAAAAATATCATTAACAACACTTGAAGTATATATATATTCAGAAACAATTTGATTTGAATTACCTAATCTTCCCGTAACAATTCCCCCTACATTCGAATTAACACTACCGCTTACATATCCACTAATTTCGTAAGAAACTAAATACAATTTATTTACTGATACAATGCCACTTTGAGATAAATTAGCAGTGGATGATGATACTGTTAAATTATTAGTTCCATAAGACCACCCTAACCCTAAAGTCCAACCTGTTGCACTACCTGTAAAACTACCATTAGTAACCAACTCACTCCCCGCAGTACTCGGGTCGCCTTGAATAGTCGCACCGCTTTTAGTCCAATAAGAATTACCAAACGCTTCCGAATATCGTATTAAGTTCGTAGACTGAGGCTCTAATAACATAGCACCTTTAGTACTCCCTAAATAATCCACTCTTGGAATTCCGTTTTCTACCTTTTCAATTAATCCCGCTTTATTTATTCTTGTAGCGGTTGAAGCTCTTGAAGTCGTAAAAGGTAAAGGTTTGAAATTTGCATTCTCATCATTATAAGCAAGAATAGAATCCTTTTTTGCTCCCCATTTACCATCACCAAATTTTAATGTATTTGCCATATTAGTATATTGTATAATTAAGTGCTAAAGCCATAGCGTTAAATGAAGTGAAACTTGTTAATGTCTCTAATTCTAAATCTGTTAAAGCGGTGTTGTAGTATTGTAGTTGTTTTGTTTTTCCATAGAAATCAAAACTTCCACTACCAAAATCAAAATTTAACCTATCTAATCCAATAGGTGTACTACTTAATGATGTATCAATATCGGCTTCAAATCCATTAACCCACAAAGCAAAGTCATTTGCCTTGTATTTTACAAGTATTTTATTGTTATTTTCTTGATTTATACTTGAGGTAGATAAATTATTATTCCCACCACTTGTTAAAACTTGACAAGATAACGTACCATTTGGATTAAAATTAAAATAAATATTATTCACAGATTGACTACCACTACTTAAAGAAATAACTCTCGTAGAACCACCACTTATTAAAGCACTCGTTTCAACCATCAAAACTCCCTCAGAATCGTTAAACGTATCTGCATTCCCAGAACCAGTAGCAGTTTCTGCAATTCGTGTTACACTTGTTCCCGTAGTTGGTATGATGGATGTACCAAAGCTTCCGAGTTCTACTTGTCCGCCCCAAATTTCTATTATATCTCCTACTGTATATAAGTTAACATATAATCTTCCAAATTGAGTTAATGCTGTTGCTGTTGTTTCTATTCTTTTCCAACCATCATTTACACTTACTTGAAAATGATTTTCTTGATTATTTACATTTCTTAAAATAACATTTCCACTCCCATAAACTCTCCTTACATAAATACTATTAGTATAAATTTGACCCGATATAATAATAGGAATAATTGCAACTTGATTATTTGATGCAGTTGATGTAACCCTATAAGCATTTGTTTTACCATTTGGGTCTATTGTGCTTGTGGGTACAAAATTAACACTTCTTGTTGCACCAGTATTCCAAGCAGTATTACTAAAATCCTCACTATAAGTTACAAAATTAGTTCTCTGAGGCTCTAAAAGTAAACTCGGACATCCCGAATCTGTATAGTCTAATCTTGGAATGTTAGATCCTACACCCTCTATTAATTTATCTTTGTTTATTCTTGTCGCAGTTCCCGTCCGTCCAAAAGTAAAATCACCACTACCATCTGAAGGTAATACTGAATAGACTTTATTCGTTCCGTATCCACTCGGAATTAATGCTATTGTTGGTGTTGCCATATTGTTTTATATTTTATTATTAGTTAAAAGTTGAAGTTATTTTATTTACACAATTTAATGCTTCAACCGTTCCGCCATCTGCTAACACCCTTGTATTGTAAGATACTGTTATTGCGTTATATCCATAATCATAGTAAATACCACCCCAACCATTTTTTACAGGACTTCCCCACCAAGTACTATCGTATATTTTACCGTAACCTATTAGGTTTGCCATATTATTTTTTTGTTTTTACTTTGGTTAAATACGTTTTTAAACGATTTATATTTATTTGTTTTGGTTTATATGTTGCACTCATTATAAAACCCAGCCAGAAGGATTAGTATTTTTGTCTGGATCAACATCCGACCCCGAATTATTTGTATATTCTGGAAACAAATTGTTATTAAAACACATATAATCTACAAATCGTCTTGTATAATATTCAGAAAAATCTCTTTCTTTTTGTACTAAAAAATCTACGTCTTCTTTACTAACAGTATCAGAGTTTTCCGAAGTACCTTTAAAAATTCCGCCCGATTTAATTCGAAATGCTGAAAATGGTAAAAATTCAACCATTGCGAAGTGTATTAACATCGGTTGTATGTAATCGGTTACTAATGTTAAGTAGTTACCCGTTAAACCATCAACGCTAATTATATCAGCAGAGATTTTATCATATAATTTTGAACCTAAATAGTTTTGTATATGTATTTCTTGTGCGATTTTCACATATTGAATAAAAAGATCAGTATCGGTTGAACCCGAGATGATACTATTCTTCACTAAATCCGTTCTACTAATAAATAATGCAGTTGCCATATTATCTTTTATTTACAAATCCGTTATTAGGCATGTCAACGGGTCTTTTAGACACATCTTTTGCGTTTATTTCGGGTTTAAATCCTTCTTTTTTTGCTTTATTTACGCTAATTGTAGGCACTAATGGAGAATTTATATCAATGCTTTTACCTTTTTGCATATATGTTTTTCGCATCCAATAATGATGACAATCCCCGCCTCCTTTATAAAGCCAAATTGAATAGGTATCAGCACCATCTAAACCCCAACCAGAGTTCACCGCTTTACTTCCCATCATAATAATGTCTTCTTTACGATATATCTTCTTTGCACTAACCATTTTACTGCAAAAATCTCTTGTATTTTCTCCAGAAACTAACGGAGCATATTGATAACGTACTTTAAACTTAACACCCTCAGCATTTTCCCCATCTTGAGAACTCTTTGCGTTTGGTCTTGCAGTTCCCGTAGTTGCAAAATTGTATATTTTAGACAGTAAACTCTGTTTTTTAGTGTTTAACTCTTGTACTTGATCATCTAATTCATCTTCTGAATCATAATCAACTTTTCTTTCGTCTATTAACTCCCAATTAGTTAAGTCCTCATCCTCTCCGTATTGCTCTAAATCAGAAAAGGCTTTACTTAGTTTCACTCCCGTTTCTTCTTCTCTTGTTTCCTTATCTTTTACGTTCTCTAAGTCTAAGAATTGAAGAGGTTGTAAGGTCTTAAAGTATAGGTTTAAAGCAATCCCATTAAAAGCAAGAACCCTATCAAAAGCATCTATTAAAAGATCTTGAAAAGGTGCTATTACAATGTTTTGCATTAAAATACTGGCATTTTCTAATTCTTCAGCATTATTCCCAAATCCCGTAGAATCTTTAATCCCCAATAACATCGGAGAAACAATTCTGTGAGAAATCATAATCTTCTTTTGTGATTCATCTGCTATTTGCTGATATAAATTATGTGCATCACTTAACTGAATCGGTGTAATCTCAGAAGATGATTCTTTCCCATCCGAAAAACTTAGAATGAATTTACCAGCATTCGAAGTACCGCCAAATTTAGATTGTATCTTGTTTTCTATTAAACGTTGTGCTTCTTCGTCTGGAACTCCGTTATTCATCGAGATTAACATACTCGGCGTCATGGAATTTTTTACATTGTTTAAATGAAATGTAGACAGTTCAGCCTCTATCTCTGCATAGCTTATTCCAGAAACATAGTCTGGTGTACTATAATAATACATCCCCGCCTCATAAGGCTTTACATATAATATCTCAATAGGTTTGGGAGTATCTGAAACACCAAAGGCTGCAATTCGTAAAGGGTCTTCACTTTGCTTTTTATTCGCCCAGTCTGGGTGATAATAATATGCTTGTACTTCTCTATCCTTAGAACTACATTTTTCCGCCCTTAATGTTTCGATTGGCAAGTGTTCGATTTTTTCAATAGTTTTTTTATCCTTAGAATAAATAACTTGCATTGCACATTGACCCGCCAACTTTAAATCATAACTCAATCTTCTTACAACATCCTTTCTAAATAAAGAAATCATACGAGCATACGCTTCTGGCTTTCTTGAGCTATCTGTTGCGTCTAATCCTTTACCAAATATCATTTGAGAAACCCCAATAATACAAGCTCCAGCAGTCGCACTTCCATTAGCTTTGTTTATAAGGAAAGAAAAATAATCATTGTTTGCACCAAATTCCACCCACTCATTTGTTTTAGATTCGATAATTTCTGGAGTTTGGTAACTGCTTAAACTAACAAGACTAATTGCTGGATTTCTCTTTGTTGGTACGTTTGGTTTTCTGTATTTATTTATGTTTTTACTCATAAGATTATAAAATCGTTATTACCTCCCTTTTCTTTATACTCATCTTTGTTGATTGTATAGTATTCATTATTAGATTGGTTTGTTGATTGGATTGTACAAAAGACTTTATCTCTGTAAATGATATCGGAATCAGTCACAACACCTTGCCCGTTGAATATTTTTAAATCGTAGAAACGTCCTTCGTTTAATTCGAAGACACTTGATAACTGAATATAATTACCAACCTTAGTCCCATTTATTAAAATAGTTTTGGTGTCATTTGTACTATCATCACGTAAAGTGAGAGTTATTGCGGTTGCATATATTCTCGGAATAATCTTTATCGTTTGTACATTATTATTCGGCAATAAATGTTTCATATATATATAATAGATTAATCGTTGTTTTTTGTTATTAAAAGCAAAAAAAAAAAGGACACTCAATTAAGAATGCCCTTTTCAACTAAAAAAAAGAAAGAAAATTATGCGTTTGGATCGATTTGAGTCGCACTCTCATTTGCAGTAACAACCGTAGAAGTTACAAAGAAAGCTGGATCTGATTCCATCGCTTCCATGCTTAAAGTAAATCCACTCATATCACCCATATTTGCCCCAGATACGATAGTCCCAGAAACCACTTCAGTTCCATTATCTTTACCTAAAAGAATAAAATTAGAATTATAGTCTTCAACCACTACTATTGGTCGTGCAACTGATAATAATTTAATTTGTTCTTGTGTTGCTTTATCTAAAATAGGTAAAGTTAAATTTAACGCTTGTGTTGTAAACGTTGTCCCGTTTTCTCTCGAAGATGTAATAGTCTGCTCGAGAGTAGAACTACCTTTAAGATCGAATTTAAAAAATACTGGTGTTCCAGTTATTGCGGTGATTTCTCCGTCTACGATTGTAGTTGTTCCCAACGTACCATAATCCGCAAAGTAAACCGCTTTCAAGCCTCCGACAGATGATTTACATCCTAAAGCTCTACCACTTGTTAATAAACATGCCATTGTTTTGTGTGTTTTAAGTTATTAAAAAAAGGGTAAGCAGATGAACAACCTACCCTTTATTATTATTTATTTATTTTGATTAAGAATAGTAAACGATGTCTTCAACTACTGAGTAATTTACTCCCGCAGAATATCTCATTATAAATCTCACATTTTGAGAACCATCTAAATCAGCCATATCTAAAACTTTTACTTCGTTGTGGTCAGATAATAAACCCGTTCCGAAATATAAGTTAGATTTTAAAGTTGATATCATTGTATCATCTGCTAAACCATTACAAGCAACCACTTTTACACCATCAAAATATTGAATGTCAACATCTTGATTGTTTCCTTGTGCGTTTACTCCATTTGCTCCAACTCCGTTTGCTTGAAAACCACCTAATGATCTTTTATAAGCTCGGAAAATATTCTGAGAAACATATATAAAAAGCTCTTCGTTAGAATATAAAGAAGCTGGAATTGCGTCCACTACTTTTCCTAATTCTGCTATTACATTTGCAGCATTAACACCACCAGCAACCTTTGCGATATCTTGACCCGATGGTAAAGTATCAGCAGTTAATAATGTTGCAAAACCATCAAAAGCTCCAGCTCCAGCAGTTCCACTCCATATATCTTGCTCAGTTTTTTGTGCTACTTTTTCAGCCATTAAACCGATAAAGTAATCAGAGAAAGTCTTTGGTAAGTTCTGATTTAAAGAACTATAACCCATAGAAATCGCTTCAAAATCGCTCATAAATGGGGTCTTACAAAGTTCAAGATTTACTTGTAATTGTTTAGGTTCTAAGATTCTTTCTGTTAAAGTAACAGTTGAAGTATCTGCGAAATCACAAGTAGAGTTTGCAACGATTCCGTCTATTTCAACTCTTTTTAATACTTGTTTAAATTTTACATTTGGTTTAACCTCGATTAATCCGTTTGCAATTGTGTTACCGCTTAAAAGTGCCGATGATACGTATGATCCCGCGAAACTTCCGCTGTAACTTGATGTAATTGATACTGTTGTAGCCATTTTTATTTATTGATTATGTTAAAAATTCTGTTTTGTACTGTGTTTTTACCTTTTTGAGAATAAAGATTTAATTCTTTTGTTGCTGAAACGTTTTCTGGATTATGTGATATTCCTTCAACTTCTGATAATTCAACTTTTTCAGCTGATAATTCAACAACTTCTTCAACTTCAACTTTTGAAAGTTTTAGTTCGTTAATCTCATTACGTAGTTTTTCAATTTCAGAAAAGAAAGTTTCTTCGCTAATTGATTTTACAACCTTTTTAGGTGTTGC